CGGGACATCACGGCGCCCATGGATATCGCCGGCGCCCTGGAGCGGGCCGGCGGCGAGGATGTGACGCTGCTGGTCAACTCGCCCGGCGGCGACATGGCGGTGGGGCTGGAGATCCGCTCCATGCTCCGGCGGTATGCCGGCAAAACCACTGCGCTGTTCCAGGGCTTAGGGGCCAGCGCGGCCACCCTGGCGGCCACCGGCTGCCAGGTGATCCAGAGCGAGCCGGGGGCTCTGCTGTGCTACCACAACCCCGCCGGCGGCGCGGAGGGGGACTACCGGGCCATGCGGCGGTCGGCCGAGGCCCTGCGCAACGCCCGGGACTGCATCCTGGAGGTCTACACCGCCCGAGGCGGTGGCAAGACCCGGGAGGAGCTGGTCTCCCTCATGGACAAGGACATCTGGATCACCCCCACCCAGGCCAGGGAGTACGGCCTGATCGACGAGATTGTGGGGGCGGCCCAGGAGCCGGAGGAGGAGCCGGCGGCTTTTGTGGCTGCGGCAGGGCGGCGTATCCGGCTGACGGCGGCCATGCGGGAGCAATATCAGGCCCATGTGGCAGCCGAGCGGGCCGAGGCGGCCCGGAAGGACGAGGCGGCGCGCACCCTGGCACGGCTCAGGGCGCTTGCTGGATTTTAAGGACTGAAAGGAGATAACAGCATGGATTTCATGGAAAAGATCACCGAGCTGCGTGCCAAGAAGGGCCAGTTGCTCACCCAGGCCCAGGCCCTGGTAGACGAGGGTAAGATTGAGGAGGCCAACGAGCTTACCGGCCAGATGGAGGCGATCAACACCTCGATTGCCGGCCTGGAGGCGCTGGCCAAGGCCAGCCAGGAGGGCGCGAAGCCCGCTTACGACGGCGCGCTCCACAGCGGCAAGCCCAAGGACGAGGGCAAGGGAGAGGACAAGCCTTTTGCCTCTTTGGGCGAGCAGCTCCAGGCCGTCTATAACTTCCGCAAGAACCACGTGGAGGATAGGCGCCTCCAGAGGGTCAACAACGCGGTGCTGGGCGTCAACGAGGGCAGCGGCGCCGATGGAGGCTTTGCCATCCAGACCGATTTCGCCGGGATGATCCTGGAGAGCGCCGTGCAGCAGAGTCCCTTGCTCAACCGGATGGACCGCTACACCTGCTCCAGCGCGGCCAACGCCATGCGGTGGATCTCGGCCGACGAGACCGACGTGAGCAAGAGCGTGTTCGGCGGCATCCAGATGTACTGGGCCGCCGAGGGGGCCACAGTGGCGGCCAGCAAGCCCCAGTTCCGAGAGCTGAAGATGGACCTGGAGAAGATGATGGGCTTCCTCTACTGCACCGACGAGATGCTGAGCGACTCCGCCTTCATGTCCAGCTTTGCGGGGCCCTCCTTCGCCCTGGCGGCTGACCGGCTGCTCACCGAGAGCTCGATCTCCGGCGACGGCGTGGGCAAGCCCCTGGGCCTGCTCCGCTCCAAGGCGCTGGTCGAGGTGGCCAAGGAGGCCAGCCAGGAGGCGGGCACCTTCGTGGGCGCAAACGCTATCAAGATGCAGGCCCGGGCCATGCCCAGGGGCAGGGAGCGGCTGGTGTGGCTGATGCACCCTGACCTGGAGGAGCAGCTCCCCTACCTGTCCATCCAGAGCGGCGAGGCGGCTAAGTTCCTGTGGAATCCCGAGGGCGGCCTGGGCAACTTCGACACCCAGCGGGTGCTCAACAAGCCGGTGCTGTTCGAGGATAGCTGCGCCTCCCCCGGCGTGCGGGGCGATGCGCTGCTGGTAGATCCCTACATGTATATCCTGCTCACCAAGGGCACCGTCAAGCAGGACTGGTCCATCCACGTGGAGTTCCTGACCGACCAGAACTGCTTCCGGGTGGTGTACCGCTGCAACGGCGCACCCAAGGTCAACAAGCCCCTGACCATCAAGAACAGCAGCAAGACCCGCAGCCCCTTCGTGGCGCTGGCGGACCGGAAGTAAGGAGGAGCAAGCATGAAGCGTATTTCGGAAGCACTGGCGTTCCAGAACGTCCTGGCCCCCCAGAGTGTGGCGGCCTCCACCGACAAGACGACCGCCTATGTGGACGTGTCCGGGGTGGAGGAGATTGTATTCCTGGTGTCCGCCGCCGCCCTGGGCAAGGGGAAGGGGCTGACGGTCTCCCTGCTGGCCTCCGGCGACAGCGGCGGGGACGGAGCGCAGGAGATCGGCAAGACCACCTTCACCGACAGCGTGGGCACCGCCCCTCAACTTGCGGTGGTGACGTACAAGGTGAGCGCCCTCAACGGGCGGTATGTGGCCGTCAAGCTCCGCCATGATGCGGCGGCCGAGGTGGTCTGCGGTGTGACGGCTGCCTCCTCCGGGCTCTACCTGCCCGCGGCCAACGGCTGGACGCTGGCGGTGTGACATGGCGCTGAGCGAGGCGCGGCGGGCCAGCCTGCTGGCCTACTGCCGCATCGAAGAACCCACGGCGGAGGAGCTGCTCACCCTGGAGGGGCTATATGACGCGGCGGTGGGCTACATGGAGCAGGCGGGGGTGTCTGAGCCGGAGGAGGGCACCCCCCGTCGGGCCCAGTACGACCTGTGCATCAACTTCATGGTGCTGCGGGACTTTGATTTGCGGGAGGCCACGATCACCGGCACGATTGTCAATGACAACCCGGCCTTCCGGCGCCTGCTCACCCAGCTCAAGCTAACAGAGCCGGATGTGTCCAAGTTGGACACATCCGGGGGTGGGGAGGTGTGAGGCAATGGCAGACTACATCGACGCAGGGAAGCTGAATAAGGCCGCCCAGGTGCTGGAGCTACGGGAGACCGCGCCCGGCGTATGGGAGTGGGCGCCCGTCCGGCGGGCATGGGCCTCCATCACCTTCCAGAGCAAGACCAACCTGTTTTCCAAGGTGGGCATCGGGGCCAGGGACGCCGCCGTGGTCGTGCGGCGGCAGCCCCTCACCCTCCACCACGTCCTCCGCTGGGGTGATACCCACCTGTTTTTGACCTCCATCGTGCCCATGGGCCGCAACCACCTGGAGGTGGACGCGGCGGTGGTGGAGACCGTGGCCTGCACCGCAGTGCGCACCGAGGACACGGTAGGCGAAAACGGCCGACCGGTCCATGGGGAGACCATGCGCGTCACCTTTCCGGCGGTGCTGACGGAGAAGTACGTCCGCTATGAGCGGGAGGACACTCACGCGGAGAGCGAGGCGGCCTACGTGCTGGTCACCGGGAAGCCCATCGAGCTGAAGGAGGGCGACCTGGTAACGGTTCGGGAGGGGCCGGCGCGCGGCACCTACCATGTGCAGGCGGCCCACCGGCTTGACCCGTACAAGAGCGAATATGAGATAGCCTGGCGGGGGGATGTGTGATGGCCGTTACGGTGGACACCAGCGGGCTGGACAGGCTGATGGAGAGCTGGGACGCGCTGGTCAGACAGTTCCCCGAAAAAAAGCGGGGCCTCCTGGAGCAGATCGGCGCCAGACTGCTCCAGGAGGTGC